AAGTCTACGGTTTTGGTTTGCCTGAGATGAATGGTCGTGTGTTGCGCGAAGTAAAATATGTGCAGGGTGATGAGCCTGCACTTGAGTTTCACTTTTCAGGTGCGAGTGTGTTTTGGTGGCGGTGCGCTATACCTTGGTTTTGTGTTGTAGACCCTTGGTATGTGGTGCGTAATAATTACGGTGTGCCGTTTGTTCAGACAAATTCTGAATTTGTATTGGGGGATACAGTAGAATATGGTAGACGGCCTGAACTTGCTGGTGGCCTCGGCCAAAAACTATTTGGGATAGTTGAATGACTACGATAACGACACGCGACACTTTTGGTGCACGAATCTCTCAGAACTTCATAATCTACAATATCTATGGATATGGTGGCGCTGGGGTTAAGGGAGTAGGCACATTCAGTTTTTATTTGTCCAACCGAGATGTTTTCGGTGCGCGTGGCGCTTCGATATTTAATGGTTTTACCGTTACTCGTGATCGGTTTGGCGTCAAAGCACACACCTCACTCATTGCGTACCATCGCGCAACAGTTCGAGATCGTGCGGGGGTTCGGTCAAGGGCTACCTCAAGCGAAGTAGTCAATATAACCTCCAAAGATCAAGCCGCAATTTTTGCATCGTCGCATGATGTAACCCATCGCATTCCCTCTGTGCGGGATCGTCTAGGGGCTAGAGCAGGGATTGTTGGTACGCAGTCATCTGGGTTGATTACAGTCAAGGATCAGTTTGGCGCTCATGCCCGTGCTCGATTGTACGATTCGCTTCTTGTACACGATGTGTTTGGTGCGCGGGGGATTGGATATCCTTCGACACCTAGCTCACTGGTATCACGAGGCCGATTCGGAGCCGCAGGGCACTCATCGGCTTGGGTGGACACCCGTATTTTATTGCGGGATCGCTTAGGTGCACGTAGTCAGTCTCACGTTGTTTTTGACCACAGGCTATTTTTACGGGATAGACTGCGTGTAAGAGGGCGTGGGTTTGTTTACCGTGATAGATCAGGGTGGCGATAATGAATTTAATTGAGGAAATACCGCTTACTGATACCGATGTATGGACAGCCGATATACGGTCGTGGGGCATGAGTCGGTATGTGCAGTTTCCTGTGACCGATATGGTTGGGACACAATATGGTGTGTCTCGTGACGGGGTATACACTACATCTGGTATGACTGGTTTCTCGTTCATTAAGACAGGTGTTATGATGTTGTCTTATAGAGATGAGCCAATACACCGCCGTAAGCGGATCAATCATGTTTATACCTACTCCAATAACGCTTCGCCTTTGGATGTTGTTGTGAGTGCGGATTATCGTGGAGATCGTCTGACTCGACGGTACACTCAAGATTATTATCGTGGCGGAGGGGCTACTCGTGCAGCCCGGTGTACGATAGGCAAAGGTTTCGCGTCGAACTATATTCAACTGGCTGTAGGTGGCACACCGTTTGATTTGGAGCAGGCTGAGGTAGAGATTTCGCCAACAGGTCGGAGGATTTGATATGGCTCGTAGCATTTTATGTGCGCCAAATGTGCAGAGTGGTGGTGCAAAACCAAAAGCAGATGATGTTCATGATAATGCGACCGGTGTGATTGGTGAGATAACAGGTACTTTAGCTGACCTGAAGACTCAGGCGGAAGGTCTGCGTGATCATGGCATGAGTTTGCTTAGGCGGGCTGCGGGGTTCAACACAGATATTAGCGATGTAACCTTTGATGCTGATGTTGACGGCGATTATGCTTTAGAGTTTGCGTCTGTTCCTCCTTTACCTTCACTGTACCGTGCGAATATAGATAGCGATGATTTTGACGATCCGCCACGGGTGGAGCTTGCGGATTTTAAGCCTTCAACTATTCAAGAACCTCCAACGGTAACCGATTTAGATTGGCCAGATGAGCCGAATTTTGAAGACTGGGCTACCTTGCCTGCTGATCTCGATATAGGCGATTTTGATGATATTCCTGACCCACCAACCATAACGATTGACACTAAACCGCTGCCTCCTTTACCCGCGCTAAATGATGCGGGTTTGCAAAACGATTTCGATATTGATTATTTGGATATCGAGACTCCTGAGTGGGCTGATATTAAAGAACCTGATGAGGGGCAGTTAGATCGGGTTAAGTCTTTGCAAGAATATAGGGATTTCGACAAGTACGATGTCCTTATTGCGGATGAAGGACTTTCAACAGCCGAGCGATTGTTAAATCTTGATTTTGTACTCGATTTGAATTTATTAGAGCAGGGTACTCAGACAGTTATTACAAGCGCGGCGACGAAGTATGCTAATCGTCTTCAATCGTTATGGGTGCGAAGAGGCATTGCGTCCCCTCGTCAGGGTGTTGCAGCGTATGCTGCGGCGGTTAGTCACAGAGCACATGAGGAAGCAGAGCAACAGTTTGCTGCTGCACAAAGGCGTTGGGCTATGCGGCTCGTGCCTACCGCGATTCAGCTTTGCGTAGACGCACACAGCTTCTTTGTTGAGAAGCTAGGTGCTGTGTTAGACGCTGAATTTGAAGCATTGGCTGAGCAGCAGCAAGCGCATATCTCGTTATACAACCAAGCCGTTTTAGAATACCGTAAGGCTGTTGATCGCATACGAGTGAGTGCCGCAAAGTATCGCCAGCAGCTTATGCTGGTGCAGAAAGACATTGTTGAGTACAACGTGTTTGTAGAAGAGCAGAAGTATTTAGCCCGGTATAACCAGATACAGCAGACCGTGTATGCGGCTGAGGAACAGATTAAGTCTTCGGAGCTTATCGAAATTGATGCCAATATTCAGCAATCCAAGGCGAATTTACGCGCTTATGCTGCGGCTATGCGTGGAGTACAAGCAAAAGCACAGGCGGTGGGTGCGGAGTTGGCTAAATTTGAGGCGGAGTCTACCAAATGGCAGGTGGCTTTTACAAGACTTCGGGCAGATTACCAGATTCGCCGCTCTGAAAATCAAGTTATCGTCGCTAAGAATCGTGCTGAGGTCAGTAAGGTTTCTGCTGCGGGACTCGATGTTGAAGCGGTCATGGGTGAGGCGACGCAAGCCATCAATGAAGTTTCTCAGTGGTCAGCCAATCTGCGACAACAGATATTGAACCTTACTGCTGGTGGGTTGGAGACGGATCGTGTGAATACCCGTGAGGGGCTTGAGTATCAGGTGGATGTCGCAGAGTATCGCTTACAGGCTGCGAAGTATGAAGCGAGTAGTGCTGATAGTATAGGGCGTAATAGTGCAATAACTCAATCTAATTCTATTCTTGGGCAGCTTGCAGATAGTGTGAACGATTCTCTTGGTCGTGCAGCGGAATTAACTCATCAGTATCAGACTCAATTAGCACAAGCGGCAACTGATTACGCAAACCATCGCGCACAAGGGGAGGCTGCACAGGTATCAGGGTCTGCGTCGTCAATACGGGCGTCGCAAGGGTTGCAGGCTAGAGAGGATACTCGGTACCAGAGTCGCATAGCAGAATCCACAGATAATCGTGAGTCGTTAGATAGCTCTGATTCAAACACTTGTCGCACTATATTTCGGGAGATGTACTACTAATGGCTAGAGAAGATTGTTTAGGTGCTCATTCGTTCGGGCCAGGGTTTGATCGGTTTAGGTTTAGACCTGTTTTTCCGCGATTACCCACAGGTGGATTTAGTGCAGGTGTAGGAGGTATTGATACCAGTGTAGATGTCAGTATCGACATACCCAAAATCCCCAATGTGGATTTACAGTCGGGCATACCTAGCGGCATCAAGGCAAAACTCGATGAGCCTGTAGACGTTGCACCATTTGTTCCTGAAGATTCTGGCGATGTACCGGAGTTTAAATCTGCGTTATACACTGCGGTTGAGTCGGTTTTTCAGTACGCTTACGATACACCTTTGGTTCCGGAGATTGAGTATGGGGAAGGGTTGCAGCATTTGACCCCTTTAGACGCCCATCCTGATTCACCACCTGTCGATTACCCTACCGAGGATTTCATCTCTCTACCTCCTGAACCCGATATAAAACCAAGCGATTTACCGGGTGTTGAGTTTGGGGATCGGCCTAAGTTGGATCGGCCTATCCGTCGTGAGTATGTGCCTGTGGATTTAGCGCCTTTTGAGGTTGATGCTAGTGAGATAGATGCGCTTGAGCTACCAGATGTTGCGGAGATGGCGTGGCCTGAGCGTGTTGAGTATGATGAGGATGAGGGTTTTAGACAAAAGCTCAGCGAGATTCTTGTTGGTAGTGGAGATATAGCTGAGTGGATTAACAGTGTAGTTCAATCCACATTAGTTAAAGCGGATACCCAACGACTCACGCGAGAAACATCTCAGAAGCTGGAGCAGGTGTTTCAAGCTGCGGCTGCGCGGAATCTTCCGCTAGCGTCGGGTGCTGTCGATGCGCAGGCTATCCGCATTATGGATGATGAACTTAATACGACGTTCGATGCTGCGCACAAAGTACAAAACGAAGTTTATGAAGCGACAATGAACGCGATTGTCTCTGCTGTGAAGAGTTCGTTGCAGGTTGAGCGGTACCACTTTCAGTTGTACTTAGGGTATGTGAAGCGCCATCTCAGTGCGTATAAACTAAATGTTCTCTTAGCGCAAACAATTTATAATGTTTTGGCTGAGTTATACAATAATATGCGTACAGTCATTATGGAAGAGGTTGATGCGTATTCTCAATATCTCAGTACACAGCAGAGACAAATTCAGGCGCAGGCGATGGAAGTAGATATTATCAAGGCTAGAGCCGATACCCTTGTCGCCGAAGTGGGTTTGTTCCGAACCGATGCCGATACTCTTCAGTTAATGGCGAAAGAACAGCAGCTTGATGTTGAGCAGCAGTTGTTCCCTATCGAAGAGTATGAGAGTATGTTGCAAGGTGCTGTAGCTAATCTGAGTATTGTGAGACACAATGTAGCGTCGTACAAACAGGCCGTGCAGAACTACGCTCAGTCAGGCGATTTCTACGCAGAGCAAATCGCAGGTTTTGAGGCAGCTATCAACGCCGAGGCATCTAAAGTTGGCGTAGACGAGGCGAATATTCGTAACTACGTTAAATTATGGGGCGCTGAGCGTCAACGCATGGCTGGATATGAACAGTACATTCAACGCATTATGTCCCCTTACGAGGCAGAGCTAAGTCGGTTTCGCCAATCAGTCGCGACTGAACAGAAGTATCTGGGTGCGGTTGCTCAGGCGGTTGCTCAGTCTGTGTCTAAAGTCGATGCGTATTCAAGCGGGATAAGGCAACAGGGGCGTGTCTATGAGACCTACAATTCCGCAGGTGCGCAGTATGCTGCGGGGCAGGATCGGGCGAATATTTCGCAGGCTAATTTAGATATGCTACAGCAAGCGTTGGTCGCTTCAAGTCAAGTAGCTAATGCACGTATCGGTGCTGCTGAGACGGGTATTTATGCTCGTGCTGGGGGCGCTTTAGCGCAAGCGGCGTCGTCTATCTATAACGTGAGTGTATCGTCTATGGGCACAGCGTCTGTCTCTGCGGATGGATCGCAGGCTTATTCTGACTCCAATTCGATGAGTAACCGTATTGCTTTTTCTCGCAGTTGTGAATCCGAAGTTCGTCCTATGAGTACATAATTAAATGGCTAGTGCGTTAGGTTTAGTACAGATCGCTACTCCAGAAGAAGTTTTAGCTGAATCTGAATTTTCGGATGCAGATGAGTTCGGTGTCAGTGATCCGTTGGAGTTTGCTGATGGCATTGTTCGGTATGTCCATGAATGTTGGTCTGAGGCGTATCGGTTCAAACAGCAACACCACGAGAAGCGATTCATCGAGGCTATGTACGCCCGTCGCGGAGAGTACACACCTAACAAGCTGCGACAAATTCAGCAGCTTGGTGGATCGGTTGAGTATGCGCGGATCGTCGCGAATAAAAGCCGTGTACTTGAGTCGTGGTTGAAAGACATCTTTCTGGCGCAAGGGGAGCAGCCGTGGACGATTGAGGCGACCCCTGACCCTGCCCTACATGATGATGTTATGCAGGATGTGAAGCGTGAGGTTGCTGATTGGTTGGCGCAGATGGTGACTCAAGGGCAGTCAGTGTCTCATACCGATGTCTTGCGGCATGAGGGAGATCGCATCGACGCAGAGCGCATTCGTATTCGTGATGAAGCAGAAAGCCGTGCTAAGCGTATGGAGTCACGTATCGCAGATCAGTTAGAGGATGGGGGGTTCCGACTGGCGTTCAGTGAATTTATAGCTCATTTGACGACATACCCTGCTGCGGTTATGAAGGGGCCGATCTTCCGAAAGAAGAGTCGCATTGCTTGGGAGGATGTCGATGGTACGCATATCCCTAATGTCTCAGATGAGATTGTGATGGAGTTTGAGTCGGTCAATCCTTTCAATATCTATCCTGCTCCCGGCGCAGAATCTCCGCAGGATGGGTACATCTTCGAGCATATCTCACTGACTACCCGTGATCTCTATGAGTTGATTGGTGTGGATTATTATGATGAAGCACGTATCCGCAAAGTATTGGAGAGAGCACGGCTGAATGGGGGACTGCGGTGGCTTGCCCATGATATTAGTGATCAGGGCGATGAGTCCAACGCGCCGTATGTTCGGAACAGTACCAGTAATGTTGGGTACGTTGATGTTTTAGAGTTTCATGGCCCGGTTAGCGGTGTTGATTTAGCAGAGTGGGGTGTTACAGGCATCGACGATCCGCAGCGGTTCTATGAAGCGACAGTGTGGCTAGTAGATACCGAGGTGATTAAGGCGACGCTCAACGATGATCCTATGGGTAGACGCCCGTATTACAAGGCGTGCTATGAGTCGATCCCCGGCCAATTTTGGGGCTACAGTATGCACGATGCGCTGGCTGATGTGCAGGGGGTTTGTAATGCGGCCATCCGGTCATTGGTGAATAACATGGCTATTGCCTCTGGCCCACAAGTGACTGTGAATGTTGATCGCTTACCCCCAAACGAAGATATTACCAATATTTACCCGTGGAAAATCTGGCAGGTGAATGACAGCCAATTTAATAGTACGTCGAATCCCGCTGTAGATTTCTACCAGCCGAATACCAACGTCAATGAATTACTCATGGTCTTAGATAAGTTTTATGCGTTGAGTGATGACTTCTCAATGATTCCTCGGTACATGAGTGGATCAGATAAAATTTCTGGCCCTGGCCGCACCGCATCTGGGCTATCTATGCTTTTAGATGCTGCCAATAAAGGGTTGAAATCTATTGTGCAGTCGATTGATCAGAATGTTATGACCCCGATGCTGAATCAGTTGTTTGACCATAACATGATCTACAGCGACGATGAGACCATCAAAGGCGACAGTCAAATTGTCGCAAGAGGCGTAGCCAGTTTAATGCAGCTTGAGACGCTGCGTATGCGCCGTAACGAGTTCTTGCAAATTACCGCTAATCCGATTGATAGCGAGATTGTAGGCACTGAGGGACGTGCAACGGTTCTCAGAGAGGTGGCTAAGACTCTGGGATTGGATGTCAATAAAATCGTACCTCCTAACGCCGGGCAGATCGCTCAGCAGAAATTAGAAGTACATCAGGGGCAGCAGGCTCCAAATCAGTCGCAAGAAAAACTTGCGGATGGTGCCCCGGTAACGGATATCGCCAGCCCATCTTCTATAGTGTGAAATGAAAAGACCAACCACAGAACAATTTGAGCAATTAAAAATGCTACGCCGATACAACAAAGTAGTGGAGTATTTGTCAAGCGTAGAGTATGATTATATTGAAAGTTTAATCTCTGCTAAATCAATAGTAGAGGTACATCAGGTGCAGGGCGCATTGACCACAGTGCGCAGACTGCGTGAAATAATTTTAACTGACTAAAGGTAGTATAAATGGCCGTACCTCAACAGGTTCGTGAGCAGCATGAGCGCGTAGAGCAGATGATGCAGCCTAACGCCTCCGAAGCAGAGCTACAACCCGACCCCTCTCAAGAAGCAATAAAATCTGAGCCTGAGCCTGAGCCTGAGCCTGAGCCTAAGCCAGAATCTACTTCTGAGATACATGATACGGTTGCTAATCTCCAAGCGGAGTTGAAAAAGTCTGAGCAGCGGTATCGCACATTAAACGGTATGATTCGCCAGAAAGATAACACTATTCGTCAGATGGAGTTATTGCTGGCGCAATTAAACACTGAGCAGCCTGACCAAACGCAAGAGCAGGCACCTAGTCAAGATACTCAAAAGGATCGTGACGAGTTTGGTGACGATCTTGTAGATATGGTTGAGCGTGCTATTGCTCGACGTATTGAGAAGATTGAGTCAAGGCTGACTAATGCTGAGTCTGGAGTCAGAACGACATCTGAATTTGCTGCACAAAGCCAGCAAGATCGGTTTTACGCGCAGTTGGCTCAGCGAGTACCTGATTGGAAAGAGATTGACACTACCCCGGAGTTTGCCACTTGGTTACAGGAATCCAAGGCACGGCTTACTTTAGTGCAACACGCGATGGCTAACTATGATGTTGTCGGGATAGCGGAACTTTTTGAGCTTTATAAGGCGATTACTAGCAAAGGTCAGGAGACTGAATCTCGGTCGCAAAAACCAGCTAGACCCTCATTGGAGCAGAAAGTCGCACCATCTAAAAGTCGGTCGAGTAATGCCCCCGCTCCTTCAGAGAAGCGGACGTGGACTCGCTCTGAGATTGCTCAGGTCTATCGTGACCGTCGCAAGTATTCTCAGAAAGATTTTGATGCGCTTCAGCGCGATATTTTTGCCGCTCAAAAAGAGGGGCGAGTTGATTACCAACGATGAGGTTTTGAATTATGGCTACTTTACGGACTGATCCAGTCTATCCGATTCATTCGTCTAACCCAAATGCTGCTTATCCTGCACCACTCGGGCAGTACCCTAACTATTCGGGTACTTTCATTCCTGAAATCTGGTCAACTAATCTGGTTAAGGAGTATTACGATTCGACGTTGTTGTCGCAGATTACCAATACTGATTATGAGGGCGAGATTAGTTCACATGGCGATAAGGTAATTATCCGCACTCAGCCTAAAGTTACTGTTCGTCCGTATGAGATCGGTATGCCGTTGCAAACTGAGTTCCCGACGGGGGGTACTATTGAGCTGCTGATTGATAAGGGCTTGTATTGGCAGACCGCTATCGACGATGTGATCAGTAAGCAGCAAGATATTGATCAGATGAAGTTGTGGGCGCAGGATTCTGCTGAGCAGTTGAAGTTGTCTCTGGATACTGAGGTGCTGGCTTACCTGCCTGCCAACGTCCATGCGGATAATGTGGGTGCAGATGCCGGGCGCGTCTCTGGTAACATCGGCTTAGGTACTACCGCTGCTGCCTTGGAAATGACTACNGGGACTGCGTTGGAGACCATTTTGTATCTTGGTCAGGTTCTTGATGAGCAGAATGTTCCTGAGACGGGGCGGTTCCTTGTTATGCCGTTTTGGGTTACGACGCTGCTGAAGATGTCTGACCTGAAAGCCGTGCATACCACAGGTGATGGCACGTCGCCGTTACGTAACGGTATGGTGGGGCGCATTGACCGCTTCACGATCTACAACAGTAACCTGTTACCAGCCAATGCAGGCGGTGGTACTGAGTGGCGTTCGATAATTTTGGCTGGGCATAAAGACGGTGCTACGTTTGCGACGCAGTTGACCAAAACTGAGTCTTTGCGGTCGGAAAAAACCTTCGGTGACATCATGCGTGGTTTGGTAGTATATGGCTACAAAGTGATTAAGCCTGAAGCTCTGGCTATTGCCTACGTTCGCTAATTATCCTGCCCCGCCAATCACGGCGGGGCTTAGAGGGACACCTTATGAAGTACCTTAGAGATTCCGCTGGCCGCAAGTTTATCTATACTGAGGCTCTACTTAACCGGGGTGGTTTTGAAGCGTTTGATGTATATGAGAAGCCCAAGCCCAAGCGCTCCCGTCGCAAAAAGTCCGAACCTGAACCTAAGCCTGAATTTGAGTCACCGCCTGAGCTTGAGGGGTGGGAGGAATAAGCCGTGTTGGTCACACAACTGTTGGGCTATATCCGTGATGATGTTTTGCGGGATTTTGAGTCGCCGCCGTTGTTCTCGGATGCCGCCCTGCTATCGGCACTAAACAGTGGTGTGGCGCTAATGGCGCGTCGAACGCATATCTTTGTAGATCAGGTTCAGCTTGAGACTGAGCCTGATGTCGCACACTACCCCATAGCAAAAAACATATTGTTTATTCGTTCGATTACTAATGATCGTGGGATTCACTTGTTTCAGCTAACTCGCAAACACAAGCTGCCACATCGGGAGGGTGTGCCTGTAGCGTTTTATGTAGATACTACATTCCCTAGCAAGATAGAGCTTGTACCCACACCCACAGATATTTATTTTTACGATATTTCATTTGCTTACAAGCCTGAGCTACTTATCGGAGCCGATGATCTACCACTAGAGCATGATCATGCTGTGTTGTTGGCGGATTATGTCGCTTCTAAATTGTTGAGGACTAATGATCCTGATGGTACGCAGATGGTCGCAGCGAGGAATTTTGAAGAGTCTTGGAATCGAGGCATACAAGAAATGGCGCGTGAGCACATCAGGTATAGCGCCGGGGACAACCCGACGGCACATCCACGGCTCTGGACATAGGGGGGATTGAACAATGGGTGCAAGAAATGATGATCGGCGGCGAGGTGGTTATCGGGAGGACATAGAATCTCGGTCTACCGCTTCGTCCACGCCTACCACTTCGCCACAGGGGCGACGGGGGGGACGGGGGCGTACACCTATCACCACTCCGCCCACGCCTGACACCACTGCGTCCACGCCTGACACCACTGCGTCCACGCCTGACACCACTGCGTCCACGCCTGCCACTCCGCCCACACTTAACACTACTTCGCCCACGCCTATCACTCCGCCCACGCCTATCACTCCG